TCTAACTTAGCTTTATAATCTAGTAAAGCCTTTTTTTGTTTGTGTTCTTGAACACTAGCTTGATATTCTTGATGAGCCTTGATTTCAGCTTCTTCAAACTTTATCTTTCGCTTCATTTTTTCTCTAGCGAAGTCACCAAGTCCACTTCCTATATTTTGTAATCCTGCTTGTAATCCTGGCCAATTAGGCATTATATCCTCCTACTTAAAATACTTGTATTGTTCCACCATATCCAGCAGGAGTAGCCCCTGCATAGTTACCGCCAAAACTTCCATATTGTTCTGCTGAAGGGAAAACTCCACCTGCAACACCACCGCCTTGACCAGGTAATATTTGTTGTAACGCTAAAAAATCTGATATACTCATACCTGCTTGACCACTACCGCCAAATAGACTTGAAGCTGTACCGCCCAATGAACTTCCTAATCCAGCACCAGCGGGACCGCCTAAAGCAAATCCTATTCCTGCACCCGCAAGAGAACCTATTGACCCTATTCCCGCTTGTTTTGATTCATAATCAGCCATAGCGTTTTGATACTCAGCTTGTGAATTATATATATCCGCCTGTTGGCTTAAAACTCCTTGTTGTCGAGATTGTGTCGCACCTAAATCTGCATAAGGTTTTGTTGTTGTATATGGATCAATACCTAATCTTTGAGCTAAGCTATACCTAGCACGTTCTTGTCCTTGATTTGAAAGATATGAACCTATATCAAATCCAACATCTCCTCGTGCATTTGCGATCTGTTCAGCTAGTATTGGTGACGATGCCATTCCCGATAAAGATAAGTTATGTTTAATGCTTGATTCGATATCCGGCATTATATTCTGAAAATACTGGTTTCCTAACGCCTGGTCAAAAGAAGATGGTTGGAATTGATCGTAAAATTCTTGTCCTAATGCTAAATCACTAAGCCCACTCTCTCTAGCACCAAACGCCTGTGGCATATTTTCTAACGCATAATCAGTACCACCTTGATACAACTCTTGACCAGTTGGTAACTGTTGAGCTTTGACTTTTTTAATCTCTGGTTTATCACTGCTAAAACAACCCATATTATCCTCCTCGAATACAGTAAGTGATAGTCTTATCATCTTCGGAAGATATTTCAAATCCTAACCGACGAACCCACTTCTGGTTTTTTAAATTATTTTTTTCCATAGTAGCATATACTTGCTTGTATTTATCAGCTATCCGTTTAATCTCTTTCTTGGATAGTTTATATAACGAAAACTGTTCCCTAACATTACTGTTAACTACAGTCCATAAATCAAACTTTGAATCATTCCCTCTAGTCAATATCCCTACATATAAAGGTTTCTCGTCGCTTAATATCCCAAAATGTTCTACCGCATACTTATCAAAGAAATCATAAGCATCCATTCTTACCTCACGAAGGATTGCAAATAAGTTCCTTACCTCATCGTCTGGTGCTTTTGCTAATAGACGATTCAATTCTTGTCTTGTTAATCGTCGAGAATGTATCATTGTTTTATTAGTCGTACATTATTACAATTAATCCAATTCCACCGTTACCACCATCACCAGGATCAAGACCATCACCACCACCGCCGCCACCACCTGCACCAATAACATCACAATCATCTGCATCAGTTGTTCCTGGCGGTTTACCATCTGTTCCTGGTCCAAAAATAGAAGCACCACCGCCGCCACCACCTGCATTAGCCCCCTGAAGTCCCGTGCCACCATTTCCCCCTGCATAAGTATAAGGTCCAACACCACTTGCACCGCCAGTACTATCACTACCATTGGTAGCATTTAAATCGGTATGTGCAGTAGCTCCTGCACCCAAAGTTCCGTTAGCCAAACCCGCACCACCACCTGTCATGGTTAAAGTTCCGTAATCAGTAACAAAAGTAGTATCCCCACCAGCCGTCCCATCCGCCCCTAATCCACCTCCGACTCCAGCTTCACCAACAGTATAGTTATAACCCGTAGTTGGAGTTGTTGTAATAGGATAAAAATATATCGCTTCAGCACCACCGCCGCCACCACCTGCTACAGCGGCATTTGTTCCACCTGCACCACCACCACCATGACCTATTGCCGTCAAATAAATTTTTGTTACCCCAGCAGGACAAGTCCATGTTCCAGAACCAGATGTATAAGTAACTATGTTCGTAGCATTAGCCCAGGCTGGAATAATTGATGTGCCTTGACCTTGTAAAGATGTTCCTACCGCACCAGGAGTTAAATTAGCAACTAAATCAGCGGCGTCATTATAATAAAGCGTTCCTGTTGTCGTTGCTCCTGCTAAACTTATACCCTGTATATCTCCTGCGTTAATATCAATAGTAGCAACTGTTATGTCGGCAAATACATCTGAACCCGTAAACGTATTATCTCCACTAAACGTCTGTGTATTAGCCAATAACGCTGTAGCAAGAAAACTCGTTCCCGTGTCCATATTCAACGTGTTGTTAGTCTTGTCAAATACTACCCTTCCTTGATTACCTGCCGCTGGAAGTGAGTTCACTATTTCAATAAACCTATATCCAGACGTAGTATCAGCATTGGTATTATCTAACCCACCATTAAGAAGGTTTTGTATTGACTGTAACTGTGAATTGATCTTTGTATGAGTAAACGTATCATTTACACTATACGGATAATAACTTAGATTCAACGTACCAGCAGAGACAATGCTCGTACTAAATATTAAAGATAATAGTATAAGTAACTTTCTCATTCTCGTCTCCACCCTTTATCTTGTCCGAATATAGTTATTCTATTCAATATGACAGATTGGCTTGATGCTGATTCTTGTACCATAACGTGCATCTTTTTAAACGAACCATACCGTGTCAGTTGTAAGGTTTTCCTTGCTAACCCTTGACCTGCAAACGTGGCTGGTAAGGTTATCGGTAAAGTCAATGAGTTACCCGCTAGATTAACACTACCGACATTCTGCCAATTTCCTTCATCAAGACTGATCCAAACATTAGCGTCATAATTACCTGTCGGATCAAACTCTAACTCCATCGAATCTAATTGTTTAAAGTTCTCAGGAGAATCAAAGTTAATAGCTTTAGTTATATAAGTAAACTCAACACCTACGGTTGGATCAGATGCGACATTGGTCGTTAACGGTCCTTTACTGAAATCCCCTATTGTTCCCGTAAAACACTTAACAACTCTTCCATCAAGTGCGTCTACATAAAACAAACTGTTATCAAACTCCACCCAATCAGCCGGGTACCATCCATCTATTCTATGCCAAGCCTTTGAATAAAAATCATGTACGAATACGGTGTTATTAACCGTAGACGTTCCTGTTGGTATTGCGATAATATACTTATTATCAAACAGTACAGCACAAGCATTTTTGATATAAGTTTTATTAATCGTTAGATGTCCTGATCCGTCAAACACGTCTTGGATAGCTTCTGATGCTACATCAACAAGAATCTTGTCGTACTCTGTTCTAATAAGACTTCTTATAGCTATAGGTTCACTCGATAAAAACCATTGGTCGTTACCTAAACTCACAACTGTACGAGGTGCGATTGTTCCTACTACTTTAGAAATAGGCTGTATTGTCCATCCATCAGTTACAGGATCACCTGTAATATCTAAAACAAACGTACTGCGTTCTTTATATATAATCAACTCGTTAAGCCTAAATGGAACTAACTTCTGAATCTTCTGTCCATCACCTGTATTGACTTTCATTACACTTGACGCACCAAAAGTAAATGGGTCTAAATTATCAGAGTAATATATCCAATCGTTTTCAGTAGTCGCTCCCGCTAAAAAGAGATAGTTTCTTAACCATGCACCTGTCGTCGCTGTTGGTGGAGATGTTGGATAATCCCATGATTCTCCCCAACTATATCCGCTATACCACGCAGTAGGATCGTAACCGTTAAGTACAAACAACCAGTCATTCGCTTGAACAAACTCTGTATCTTGCGATGCAGTTAACGGACTTGCTGTTACTCCACCACCACTATTCTGTCCTAAATTCGCTCTAACCCAAGTCGTATCTGTACTCTGTGACCTAATAACATCAGTTCCCGATGCGGCAACTAAATAAGATGTATTTGCATCAGGATCAAACCTTCCTATTCCTGTAAACGCTGTACTTCCCATGTCGGAATTAAACAACGATTGACCTTTACGTTTTGATATCCTACCTAATCGGTCAATGACTACATTAACCATTGACGCACCTTGTTTAGGTTCTAAAATATCAGATAGATAGTTTGATGCCATCCCACCTTCAAACCTGTCTATCCTAACCTTCATTAAATCTGTTTGTGCATACGCATTAGTTGTAAGAAAGAACAAAAATAAACCTAATAGTATTTTCTTCATATTTAAACCCTGTGAGCTTGTGAAAAAGCAGGTACTATTTTATGTTGGTAGTCTGGTCCTAAATTAGTTATCTGGTTTAACATAATGCCTCGTAACGCTTCCTCTGCCATCTGTTTCATTAACGTAGCACGTTCAACTTGTTCTTTTTCCTGTTGCATAGCAAGTGCCGCTGAGTTGTAAATAAGATAATCGTCACATTCAACAAAAGGATAATCGTAATCATTAACAAGTTTATTGAATTTCTTTTTAAACAATACCCTCATACTTGTCGTCGAGTCGTCTGGTATTTGTCCTAAATCAAACGCTTTGTGATATGATACTCTTTCAATCTGTTCAAGTGTCGTTAAAACATTATCTGATGAATCGGCTAGGGTTATATACCCAACAGAATCACCTGATTTTGATACATTAAGAATCTTGTAAAATGTTGTTGCTCCGGCAACATACGCTACACCTGTCACTACGATATTCTCAAACCCTAGAATAGTTAAATTTGAATCTAAGTACCCTTCAACTCTTACGGTAATAGCTGTATCTGAAGCTGAAGAACTCTTAGCTTGTAACGTATCTCCTGTTGTAGCGACTTGTTTCTTAACGCCCACAACTTCAGTAAAGTAAGCGTACTCTGCATCTGATTCCGTAGCATCAGCAATAGCTGTTATATTTCCATCAAAGTATTCTTCATAAGTAAGTATCTTGATTGGTTTATTATTTGTTATATCGTAGAATCTAAGAGGTTTCTCAAATCGGGAAGGCATATAGTATCGTGCTGTCCCATCAACAGTTGTGAAGTTGTGTACGTCTAACAACTCAAGAAAATAGTCGTATTTATTGTATAGAGTTTGTATAGACGTGTTTATATACAATCCGCATTGGTTAGATAGGTACGACGAGTCTCCTGACCTCTGAACTGTATACCCTACATTTGTTTTCAATTCAGAATAATTATACATTAAAATTCTCTCCTTGTTGGCATTACACTAATACTCTTTATTCTTAAAACTGTGAAACTCTTTGTTTTCTCAATAACATCAAAGTTTATTATTGTCCGAACTTTCTGTCCTATACTGACATCACCTAAATCAGGAGCCATTGTTTCTACTACTTGAAACGTCGGTTCCATCATATAAATTGGTTTAGGCATTAAAGTATCCTTGTTGTTTTATTGTTTAATAATTCAGCTTTTATAATCTTTAATCCAACAAGACGCATATCATCACCACGACTATCTTCTTCTAAAGTTATTTTCTCGACGATAACATCAGCGTCTAACTGCCCGGTGTCTCCAACACTAAGTTCATTGATAAAATCGAACCTCTTGTCTAAAACCACTCTTGGTTTTTTTCTGACTATATAATCTCTATTAGATTCCATGTTAATCAGTCACTATGATTGTTACTGGACTAGCTGTATAACCATTAGCAGGTTGTTGAATGCTTATTGCTGTTGTTAAATATTCATCAACATAAACAGTAGTGGCACTACCAATCTGAATAATTGACGGTGATAATACAGAGTTTTCTTTACAGTTAACTGGAATATCCCCACCCTGTAAATCAACACAGACATATCTCAACGCATCGCTATTAGTTATCTGTATACTTCTTGTTGTAAACGGAAAGTTGAATGTCTTAGTTGTGGGTGTAGCACTCCACCAACTTGCCCATATATTCCGTTGTGCCGAATAAGCTGTTGACGTTAACAACAACATCCCTAATAAAATTAATCCTATTTTCTTCACGTTTGAATCCTCCTTAATTGTTCTTGACGCTGTTTATCCGTTAGCGTGTCAACGTCTTTTAAACAATACCATTTATCATCTATCTTAACTATCTTACCGCTACGTTCAGGGTACCAAAAAGAACATATAACGCATTCACGTTGTTGCCCCTTCGCCCAGGAAGGTAATCTACCCATTTCTCATCTCCCCCTCAAGTAAACCTAAGAATAGTATTAACATCATTCCACTAACCGCTGTATGTACTGTAAATATCCCTAATGCTGTGATTCCATGAGCTAAAATACACGATGCGTATATATTAAGTTCTTTAGTTTTACATTTAACTTTATTGAACCGATAAATTAAGTTGTATATTATGGCTAGTAACGAAAGTAAACCTAACCATCCCATCTCAAAGAAAACTTCTAAATAATCGTTATGTGCGTGTGCGTACTTATGTTCTGCTTCTTCAATGATTAATCCCCTATAACCATTAGTGGGATTTATATATTCATAGCTGTATGTTAAAAAAGTGTACTGACTACTCGGTGATATCCTTGTGAAATTACCTAACCCGTACCCAAACAACGGATTACATTTTATTACGCTATAAATATCTTTCTTCTTATTGCCAACAAGTGCTTCCTGTTTTAAATATATCTTTCCTCTTGCAACCGACTCAACCGTATGAAGGTATAATAAAATTCTCTCACTAAACGATTCTTTTGATACAACTTCAAAGTTTCTGTAGAAAACTACAGTACTTACTGTAAGTAACAACAGTAGGATTAAAAATACTTTCCTATTAAAAAATCTCTGTGTATGAAAATGAACAAGAGAATAGAATACACATCCACCAATCATCCCTGTCCATGCCGCTGTTGTAGTTGAACACCATAAACCGAATATAACTAATGGGAATAAATACGGGAATAACCCTACAGTTAACGGTGCTACATCAGCAAAAAATAAACCTATTTGATTATGACTACCTGAAAAACCAACTGTATCGTCAATACTAGCGTCTTTAACATGATTAAATATCGGATCAAGGTTGAACTTCTGTAATACTACAAACCCGCCTTGAATACATAACAATCCTATAATGATCCAGACAATCCATTTTCTTTGGTTCTTATTAAACCTACTTATCCCGTACACCGCAAAACATGAGGCGTATACTTGAACTAAACACATGAACGATCTAGGGTGGTGTTTGCCTATAAGAACAGTTGATATTAAAGTCAGTATGGTAAAAACTGAAATGTACTTATTGAATTTCCAAAGAACTAAAGATAAACCTAAAAACATTAAAACAAATAAAGATAAATACTGTGGGTACCAAATGTCTGTTCCGGCTATTGGTATTATCCCTGATAACGGTACTAAGATAATTCCTATGAGTGTTAAGATATGAAATTTTTTCATTGTCTTACCTTTTTTTAAGGTTATAAGAAGGGGGGAAATTAATCCCCCCAAATACTACTTTACTCTTGATCTCCTACTGTTTCAACTCCACCATGTTCTTCGAGAATTGTTCTCCAATCTCCTGTAGGAAAACTAGAAAACCTTGACATTGTTGTTCCTGAAGCGATTAACAAATCACCATCTATGTCTACCCATAAATAGTACATATGAGTATCCCCGACAAAATCAGTTCCAGCTAGTGAAATAAAACCAGGATTACCAGTTGTATCAAAACCTAACGAAGCAATGTTAGTTACATTGGTTGTTGCACCTGAAGCTAGAGCGTCTTTTGTCTTAACTTTGTTTTTAGATTGATGTGTTGGAAGTTGGCTTAAATCGTTAGGACTATGACCAACAACTTGATCACCGTTAATATCGCTTGGATTTCTAGGTCCTGCGTAGCATAAACCAACTACGAGAAATAGGAGAGCAACTACAATTCCTAATTTTTTCATAATCGTCTCCTCTTATGCACCTGCTGTTCCGTAAGTTCCCATCCAATGCCAATAATCAACGCCAAATCTCATACGTTGAAGATGTTTTAGATTGGTTGAATCAAAGTCGGTATCTCTTTTTAACACACCTGGTTTGATTCTCCATACAAACGTCAATGCATGAGCCGATTTATCAGCTAATAAAAACCATGCATTTGTATCTGTGAAATAATGGTTTACTTTGTAAGTAAGGTCTTTTTTAGTGACCGCATTAATCTCATTGTTTGCTGTGTATGGTTTATACTCTGATCCTAACAACTCTTCTGCTGTATTCCATAAATCAACAGGAATTAACAGAGTCTTTGCTTTTGTAGGTCGTTTTAGACCACGTTCATCGGTGAACTTTTCAATAGCTGTTAAACCAGCAGTTAACGACGTTACTGACAAGTCAGCATTGACGCTAGGTCGGTTTGATTGTGAACCACCATCTAAATCAGGGTGGTCTATAGCAAAAAGAACTTTGCCATCAAATCCTGCTGTAACAAAACCATTATTGAAAATGTTTGCCGCTGTAATTTCTACTGTTTGTTCAAAACTATTAGATAAAGCTCTAGGTAGTTTATTGAACGTCTCAGGTGTCTTGAGGTTGTCCTCAATAGCTTCTTCGGTAATCTCATACCCTAACGCATACGTTTTTGGCGTAATTGTTTTCTTGATACCAGGTATAATCGTATCGTAAGTTGCCGCAACACCTTCGTTTTTCTGAGGAGCTAAATCGAATCCTGATTCATAACTGAACTTCTCAGACTGTTTATCTGAATTAATTAAGTTGAATATCCCTGCATACTCATTACCCCATCCTTCAAGACCATCTTGATGGATTGCACGGGTATTGGCATCTAAGGCATCAACTATTTGTGTTCTTGTAATAGCCATTTTTTATCTCCTTTTAGATACCAACTCGTACTTGAGCAGTTGTTCCTACAAAATAACTTTCGCAAGGGATTACTAATAATTCAACAAACTCACCCCATGCATTACTAGGATTGTCAACTTTATCAATAATTAACCAGTTAGCCGCACCTGTTGATGCCACACCTGCTAACTCCATCTTTGATACTCCAGTTGTCGTATCGCACGATGTTACTGTATCTGTATCTGCTGATGCAAATAAGTCTGTTGCCGCTAATGTTCCACTTGTCTGAACTTGAAACACAGCATTTCCAACAGCTAGTGCTATATCAACATATCCACCTGTTGAAGCAGGAATATACTTCGTTCCTACTGTACTGTTGCCTGATCCTATCGGATTAAAAGTGCTATCATAAATACCAACAATAGAACCTAACATCTCTTCAGGATTACTTGTAGGATCGTCTTTTCCATCAACAACACCAGTATTAACAATTTCCACCAAATCACCAACACCAACTCGAATATGACTTGATAATAACGGATATCGTCTTACTGGTATTAGACCGCCATCTAACATGCCTACGGGTGTAAAACCCATAGGAGCGTCTCTATTAGCCATTTGTTACCTCCAATTTACTTTTCCCATTTGCTCTTCTGTTTGGATTCCTTTCATAGAATCATGTATCTCTTTTCCGACATTTTTGTCACCTTGATCGACTAGTCGTTTTATAGCGTCAATCTTATCGTTGGCTAATTTGCTTTTATACGATTCTTTCTTTTTGTAGAGGTCTTTAGGCATAAATGCCAGGATTGTATCGCCACGCCTACACAATCCATCAGGTGAAATTTCACCTTTATCTTTGTCCTCACTCATCCCTAATCGTTTAATTAAAAACTCTTTTGAACATATTTGCCATCCGCCACTCTGAAGGAGCATATTGTTTGTCTTGATGTTTATGTTCTTACGCTCATCCCTCAAAAAACGATATTCAAAATTAGGGTCTTTCTTTGATAAAAAGAAAGGATCGATCTTTCCGTCATAGTCAACCACAACCTGTAACGTGTAGTCATCGGTTTGTGGTACGCTATACTGTGGTTCTTTTTTTGTTTCCTCTGGAGCTTTTTCTTCAGAAACTTTTGGTACTTCTTCTAAAGAAACTTTTTTCAAGTTTTTCTTCGCCATTCTTAACTCCTTTGTATTTTGTTGCGTTTGTACCGCTCAATTGCTTCTTTTTCCGTGTATGGTCTACCTGTCCGGGGATTGTCTAAATCTCCTCTGGTAAACATACGAATCGCTATTTCCCTCTCTTCATCCGTGATAGTAATATCACTATCATTCGATTTTTTATCTGGAACTGATGGTGAACGTACACCTAAATCATCCGATACATCAGGTCGTTCATCCGTCATTCTTAATATCTGTTTTGCTCGTTTAATCGCTAATGATAACCCTTTCGGATTACTTGCGTAACTCTCCTGCCACAACTCTGTTGATAACTTATACAACGGATCTTCAGGATTGTGTTTCATGTCTTTTGTATTGAAATGAGGATAATTCTTCATCACCCATTCAGCATCGTTCTGCCGGACATTTTTTTCACTCTTCGCTTGGTTTTCTTTACTAATATCACCAAGTACCTCAGCTTTTATCTCTGCCTTATCTCTTGTTCTCTGATGACGGTACGCTTCATCTTCACTTAACTCTTTGCTCTTAACCATGTTTATAAGAGTGTCGTCGGTGTAGAACTTCTTGTTATCAATATCAATCGTTTCCGGCTTGATGTTTAACGGTGCGTCATCTTTCTTGTCAGCTTTAATTTCAGCTAACTCAGTTTTTAGCTTTTCATAATCATCGTTTAATGTTGTGTTCTGTTCTTCAGCACTTTTCTTAGCCCACGTTAATTGGTCAATACGTTTCTGGTAACGTGACTGTTTATCTTCTTTAAGAGTCTCTAACTCTTGTGTTTCATCTGCCGAGATATCTTCTTTTCCTGATAACTCGGTAATCTTTGTATCAACTTCTTCTTCCGAAACCTGTGTTTTGGTTGTTTCGTCTGCCATTTCTGACTCCTTTATTTTTCAATTAAAAGTAAATCTGCTTTACGGTCTTGACCTTTAACTATCCGCCATCCTTGAATCAAAAGAAATGAAGCGTTCTCTGGTCGGACATACAGTCTTTGTTTATCCTTCTTATTAAAGATTCTATCTAAAAGACCCTTCTTCTTGGGTTGCTGTGGAGTGAGAAGTTCTTTAACTATCTCTTTATTAGCTAGTCTATGTTTTAACCTTTTTCTAGCCATTATTTTTTCCTCACGTTTTTATTCTTCTTCCCCTTCATCTTATTTTTTCTCGCTCTACATACCATGATCTCCTCCTTAATTAAAAAGCCCTCATTCCGATTAGTTATCAATAATGATTACTAACTGAAACAAGGGCTTCGTTTAAAAGCTACCTAGTTAAATACTATCTACTCATTTAACTCCAAGATTCTTCCAGCTCTGGTTAACCGTTATATTCATATTGGCTATCCCACCTTCTTTATGGTTAACTTTGAAATCTATGTTCCCTGTGAAATTGTGGTTCTTCAACCACTCTAACTCTTCTAAGATTTTGTCTATATAAGATTGTATAATAGGATCAGTCATCGTTTTCCACCATAGTAAGATTTTGCCATTTTACGTTCTACTAGCTCTGAATTTAAACTTACAAATGTCTCGTCATCTATCGGGTACATAACATTCGCTAGATACCTACCGAACTTTCCTTTCTTCTCGGTAGTCAACCTGATTACTTTCCCTTCACATTTCTCTTTCACAAACTCTTTAACTTCTAACCCGCGTTTTTTCTCTTCTAAATCCCGTGTACGACTCTCTGGTGTATCTATTCCATATAATCTTATACGTTGTTTGGTGAATATTTTAAACCCTAAGTCAATGACAACATCCATCGTGTCACCATCAATGACCTTCATCACTTCAGCTCTGTACTCATGCATTGTTAGCCTCTTTATAGTCGTATTCTAAATCAATTACGTTTTGATACCCTCGACACTCACCAGCATTATAATCCCTGTCGTCTCTTAACCTCTTCGCTCTTAACCGTACCATACAACTATCCATCATATACTTTACTTCATCCTGGATATCCACCCACTCCTGCGGTTTGGTTTGGAGCCACTCTTGGAGCCTGTCCTGTCTGGCTTTGATTCGTTCTATTTGGCTGGGCATTTTGACCTCCCGTCATTTGGTTAGGTTGACCCATCTGCGACATTACCATCTGTTGTGTAAGCTGTTGCTGTAACATCGTGATATGTTTCTTTATATGATCTATAACATTTTGTTTTAACTCATCAGGGATCATAGGGTCTTGTATAAACTGACCGTGTACTTTGATATGAGTAACATGATCTTCCCCTTCAGCAGGTTCGCCTTTATCTCCTTGCAAGAACTTAGAGTTTTCTTCTTCAGGAGTGTCTATTTGATTACCCGGTGATTTAGGTAAGAACTTGGCTAACCCTACCTCATCCATCCCCTCTATCATCCATTGAGTTAACGCATAATGGGCTGTCATACCTTGTTTTGTCGCAGGATTGAAGAACGGATTTACAGATAATGTTTGGTACACAGCTATTCTTTTCCTAGCTTCATAACTCTTATTGACATTAAGTACATTACCTACCATCTCAAAGTCAGGGATTGATTTTAAATCGAAATCACTTAACGTAATAGGGCTGAACTCAAACGGGTTCTCTTGCGTATTCCCTACAACTCTCATATACTTTTTAGGTGGCATGTTTTCTTTATACAACAAATACCATCGTTTGAATATGTCTTGTAACGTATGTGCTTTACGTTTAATAATTAGATTCATCCTAACACTACCTTGCTGAACAACTATCTCTGCTTTCTTAGCCGGAGCATCAGGATCGATCTTACTCTCAACACCCGCTGAGTAATCGCTAATACCAAACAATAACTGTGACCATTGGTTGATTAACTCAAGAACTAACTGTATTGTCTGGTCAGGTGGTGGAATCTTCATCCAGTTAACGCTCTGTGGGTCAGCAGTAGGATATAAATACCCAGCTTTAGTTTTAATCGGTCCTTTCTTCTGATTACCAAAAGGTGTGAAGAAACCTACCGGGTTATTACTTTGTATTGTCCCCCATACATACTGGTTGAATAAAGCGTCATACCCTGTCTGCATACTCTCCATGAACTCCATAACGCCTATACCTTTACGTCTACCGTCATCGTCAGGGATGAAATAGTCTACTCCAATAGGTCGCATCTTTAACGGAAACTTGTTCTTCCTTAACGAACATAACGTCTGGTCTTCAATATTAACTATAGCGATAAACTCATCTTCCAACTCTTCGTACTCATCCACGTCATACTCTTTATCGTCTTTGATAACATTGATTCTTAACTTACCGTAAAACTCTACAAACTCTTTCTCATACTTACCTGTAGGAACGGTATTCCCATCATAATCTAGTTTGTTAGTATCTTGCTCACCAGTCCCCCAATCAGTTATATCGTCATTTGACCCTTCGTATATCTTTCCAGCTAACATATCTTTGTAATACTCGTTATAAGTTAAACGTATCTTCCTCATCTCCCAATCAGGAAGCCTGTCCATGATAGCGTTCTTTGGTTGGTAGTAGTCTTTACGGGAAAAAGTCTCAAGCTTCGGTCCGTTATAAAGCAACTTCGTCTCTTCACGTTCTTGATAAATAACCTCATGTGTATCAGGGTCGTACATAGGTTCACCAGGATTAGCCGGGTTAGTGATAATCTCTCTCTTAATCTCAGTACCGTACTCTTTCACCCAATGTACTATGTAGGGACACTCACCGATTTTACCTGAGTTATGCCACATCCTATCAGTCTGCCGGAATATGTCCATCTCATGCTTGGCTGAGTAGTTAGCGAAAATACCTAACTTATGTACTTTCGAAACATCTCCTTCTTCAACAGGTAATACCCTGGCAATATCTTTAGGTGTATGAACAACATTCATTTCGTTAGCATGAACAACCTCTAGCGTTACAGTAGATAATGGAGATACATAGTTAGGCATATCACCGTCATCACCGGGCATAGGTTTCCTTACCATACGATACGTTTCGTCGTACTTATCAATGTTGTCACATAAGGTTTTATGATCGTCTTTAATCTCATCGAACCTATCGCAGATATATCCCGCTATCCTCTCACGTTCTAAATACGTCAACCCTCGAACAAGATACCCTTTATTCTTCTTCTTGAGTTCTTTTAAATACTTCTTCTCGCTATCAGCTTCGATTTTCTTGACGATCTCTTCATTGGAAACCATCTCTTCTGGATTGTTCAATGCTTCATTAAATTCAACCATTTTGTCCCCTTATTCGATTGAGTATATCGTTATTCTTACCATCAAGTATACTTGTGTGAACAGGGACAATCTTTATATCTTCCTGTTGCATTCCCATTATCGCATTATCAAGTTCAAGACTTGCTAACTTTAAAGCATACGCTAAGACTGGTAACGGAGCTTGACCTAACTCCACATCCAGTTGACCATCGCAATGTGTTACTTTAATTAAATCTACTACGGGTTTGCCGTTATCGGACATTATTATATTCTCCCTTCATTATTCACCACCGTTCTAATCAAAATAACAATAACAAAGATGAATAGAAAAGGCATCACTGTAATCACTATTGGTAATAAAATGTTATTTATAACAAAATCACAATATGTCTCAATCATCATTCACCACCAAACCAATAATATCACTTGTCTGTAGTAGCGTTAGATTCCCACTCCCCTTATTGTCATGGAACGTCGTTCCTACATACTTGCTTATAAACACCTGATCGCCTACTTTAATTGACTTGAGCTTTAGAAAGAAGTTGAACTCTAACAACGCTTTCAACGCTCCAGCGTCACCACCATTAGCTTTTCTAATCAACGCTTCAATAATACTCGACGCATCTTCAATTAACCTTGCATCAGCAAACGAATGTTCTGGTACATACGTCACATCCGCTAAATCAGTCTCGCCATCTCTTACCTTTTCAGGTGCTATGATAAGTCCTTCTGTACCTAGCTTATCACCTACTATGTGACGCTTAACTAATATTCTGTCTCCAAAGGGAATGATCTTTTTCATTGTTCCTCCCATTTTCTGAATAACTCATCTTTAGTTTCTTGTGTTGTAATACATTCAATTTCCCCAGATCGTACCTTATTTGTAAACTCCTTATAAAACTCAATATGCCTTTTGATTAATTTAAGCTTTTTTATTGTATCATTGTCTTTTGTGGAATTAATATACCGAACCTGTAAAGTACAAGTAATAATACCCACCAAAAGAAGACTAGCGAACAAACCAAGCTTATCCTGCCAACTCCTCATTCCCATCACGACCTCCTTTTAAGGTTGCGTTATGCCAATCCAATAACTCGTTTATATCACGCTCAATCCGATTGTATATCTCCCTAGCTATCTCATCAGCTTGGTTGTGGTTGATTATCCCCACCTTCTTATACACAAGATCAGATATGTCTTTCTCGGATATCATTGTGCCTTGTTCCAGATGTCGGTGAAATGTTGTTCTCTTATCTTGTTTACTTTAGCTATTGCTTTTGCTCGTTCTGATAATGCTGTAGTGTCCGACCTATGGGTTGGTTCATAAACACCATCTTTAAGATAACCACCGTCTTTTAACTTGTGTGGTGGTATTTTTTGCTCCTCAACCATCATAAAATGTGTTCTATTTGAACCTTTGTCATCATAAAAAATAGAACCATCTTCTGTTCTAACTGCTGGATATTGCCCTGATTCTGGCAATTTTCTCATTTTTGGTATTTCAATATTTTGTTCAACCATTCTTTCAAAAATATTAGTTGGTTCTTCTTTTTGTGCCTTCACAAACTCCTCCGCACTACCATACTTCCTTGCCTCTGCCTCTATCCCTTCACTCCCTGATTCACTCCTCACTACTGGGTCTTGTTGTACTTGATCTTGTGGTAACGATTCAGTTAATGGTTCTACTTGACCATGCGGTAAGGACTCAACTTCTTTGCCTCTCATATCAGTTACCGGCATATCATCGCCAATCTCACCAATTCGTCTTGTCATAGGATTTAGTTGTGGATGTGGAAGAATAGAACCTTCTCTCGTCTGTGGTAACTCTGGTGGTGATTCAACTAACGGTTGTCCACCCGAACCTTGTACTATCTTCGATGCTCGATCAGCAAATAACTGTGGCTGGTTAAGAAGCATTAACGTCTGTATCGTCGGAGCCATGAACTTATTGATATTGTCCTGGTACTTCTTTCTTTGGTAATCTATCCCACGAAACGATGATTGCATACCTTCTCCATTCCGTGTCGCTAGATATCCACCAAGCGATCCTATCGCTGTTGCCGCTAATGTTGCTGATATCGGTTCTACCATCACTCTCCTATTTCATGTTTAACGCCTTGAATCTTATCATCCTTGAACCTTTGCCAGTACCACCTGTGTTTGAACCATCGAACTAACTGTATCATTCTTCTATTGAAATAGAACTGAAAGTTTATTGATTGCCATGACCAATAAGCTATCCGAAAACCAAACCTGCGTTGATGAAGATTTAACATTAAACTGTATGAACTCGCTGACATATCATTTCCTTTCGTTAAGGTTACCTATATGCATAAGGCTGTATCTCAGCCATTCTGCTCATCCAAAATCCATATTCCGCATAAACATATGCATCCGCAAAATCCGGTGATCTTATCCCTCTCTTCATCATATCTTCTTTTGTTTCCAGCTGAATTCTGCCTTGTGCGTCTGGTGCTTTAACCTTCACACTACACAGTTGGTTAATTAAGAGTTCGTACTGTTGTTCGCCAATATTTTTAAGGCTATATAAACCCTTCTCGAATTTCTTCGCAACAATCCAATAAAACTGACTCCGTAGATTACGAAACTTAGTATCATCGATCGCTTTCGCACCATACCCTCCATGAAACTCGTTCACTCCGATCTTCTTTGACTCAAGTATATCACTAACTCCTTCACCCACACCGTCACTATCAACCACGACGTTATGAGCCTTCTTCTTGCTATAGAGCCAGGCGATCCTATCAGCAGTTTCAGTCGTCGGTATTCTAAGGTAAGCTCGTATTGACGACAACGTATGACCATATCGGTAAGCAATAACTGTCTCGTTTTCACCGTGCTTAGTGGCAACGTCACACGCAATAACCCTCGTTGAATCTTCTTCATTATCCTCATCAATGACTCTATTCCTAGCATCTCTCACCCATTCTTTGCTTATTAACGCATCCGGCGATTCTGTTGGGAACTCTCCTAAAACCCTAGCTTCAAATAATGGAGATTTATCGCCCCACTCAGTTCTCCGTTCCTCAATCCACTCTCTCTTAACAAGCCCTGGAACTTTAATTCCCGTCTCTTCCTGCCATTTAACACAATCGTAACATGATATGGTAATCTTGTGCCATAACGGAGATTGAAAACAATCGTAAAAGTCGCCTTGTGCATCTAATGGATTCCCAATACATAATGTCCTGTCAGGATGTAAACCGCTTATAGCTTCAAACACTATCGGATCAACACCTAACGCTTCATCAATTACAGCTAATAAATGCCCTGAATTAGAATGAAAGCCTTGTAACCTATTAACCTCATTTGTCGATACCCCTATAGCGTACCAGTTTGTATCTAACCTTAACTCAGTCCTTAACAATGATCCGTTAAACGGCATCTTAGATATACCGTACAACCTTGCTATCTCTCTCCATAGAATCGTCTCAACCTGTAAGAATGTCGGTGCTGTAGTTATCACAATCGAATCACGGTACGCCGCTAAGTAACATAACACTATCAACGCAGATACAAATGACTTGCCAACTGTATTCCCGGACTTACAAGCTGTATACTTATTCTCCCATACAGACCGTAATACTTCTTCCTGCTTAGTCCATAGCTTGATGTCAAATAGCGTCTTTGCTATCGTCAGAGGTTCGTTCTGGAACTTCGTTATTATCTCTTGATATGGATTCAACTTTATCCCACAGCTCTCTTATACTTACATTTGAATTTACACTACCTGAATGTTCTATCTCTTGTTTAGCTCTGCCCTCTAGTCGTTCCACGATCTTCTCAATAGCCCTTGTATCACCCTTGATCGCCTTTGCAATCCACTTCAGAATGATTACATCACCTATCCGCTTCTTTAATCGCTTCTTCTCAATGGGATCGTCAACATCAATCTCTTTATCTAAATACTTCTTGAGTATGGTGGTTAGGGAGATAGACCCCTTTGGTCTGCCTTGAGCATTTCCATCCCAATCATCACCTGATTTGAACTGATGTTTTTCAATATCTTTTTTTGCCATTGTGCAGTTTTATTGCAGTTACTCATTCACTTTTTTGTGCTTTTTGTCCTGTATAATCTTCCCACCGCTTAACAATAACATCTACATATTTTGGGTCTAACTCCATACCGTAACAAATACGGTTGGTTTTCTCACAAGCTATGAGGGTTGAGCCACTTCCAAGAAATAGGTCAAGTATAAGCCCAACACTGTGGTTTCTTATCGCTTTCTCAGCCAATGCTACTGGCTTTTGTGTGGGATGTAGTTTGTTCACGCCATCCTTATTAATCTCCCATATTGTGCTTTCAGTTGAATTGCCATGCCATCTCAAATTCTTTCCTTTTGGCTTCCAGTATAGACATGGTTCATGCTTCTGTTTGTAGTGAGCGTTCATCGCTGCATATCCGCCATTCTTCTTCCAAATTATCAATGCGTGAATCTCTCCAATACCATCTAGGGCATTATATATATCCTTGGCTCTTGTACCTGCAAACCACACATAACAAGCCCCATCACAGACTGTATGCCTCCGCTATAATCCACACCGTACGGCGGATCAGTAAACACCATATCCGCTTTCTTCCCATCCATCAACCTCTCAACATCATCAACCTTCGTGCTATCCCCACACATAACTCTATGCCT